CTTGAATCATCCTACGTTTAGGGGCGTGTTGGAGGTAAAAGGCTATGTCATACTGAACTGGTGTAGGGGCAGGTAACGCTAAGTGCTTCCAAATAACGTAGATGAACTTCCTGAAGTCCTTTTTGATTTCCTCAAGTTGAACTTGGGATAACTTTTGTGTAGCCAAAGAGATTCCTTAAAGGGGATTGTAACGATGTAGGAACGATTTAATCGTGGGGAGTAATACAAGGACAAGGGTGCGATAGTGATAATCGCTCCTAGGGGGCTTTCTGTTGATTACAGAGGTAATCCCTAGTCAATCTCATAGTGCAAATACCTAAGATTGACTAGAAGTAACTCTAGTGAGTTGCTGAAGGGAGGTGTGTAGAGTCCTGAGAGAAATCCGGAAGACCCTCAACGATACCTGCGATATTAGGGTTATCTGTAGTGCCTTGGATATTACAATCCTTAAGGAACTGTCTCATAACATTAAGCATAGCAGCCGGAGCTGGAGCTTTAGTAATTACCCCTGTTTCATCATCCTTCATGGGGATACCATCTTTAAGGATTGTCAGAAGTTGCTTACCTAGTTCATTGTGTAGTTCTGTTAATACTGCTGTCATATATTTAATCCTACATCAAGTTTACCAAAAGGATTAAGACCACTAGATTCCTTCCCGATACCAGTACCAACCTCTTTACGAATCTCTAGGTTACTAGCGATTAACTGATTACCTGTAGCTCCAGTGGTAGAACTTTCTTGAGAGTTCCTCTGTGACATAGAGTTATTTGCTTCGGCAATCCTAGGGTTTTTGTAAGAGGACTCAAAGTATTTATTCCAACCATCAGGGTCAGCATTAAAAGACTCCACCATTTGAGGTTTCTGAACATACTCTGTTTTACTTGGTATTTTAAATGACTCTAAAGTAGATAAAGCCTGTTTAGCCTTCCCTAAGTAATCTGTAGTATCCCTAATAGAACCTCCAATACGAGAAGTATTAGACACACCAAATACAGGTGTAGAAGATTTACTTAGTTGAGATTGATAATAAGAACGAGCATCCTGAATAGAACTTATAAGTTCAGAATAAGAAGATGAACCATAATACTTACCACTATAAGAATCCTTAATTAAAGATAAGGAATTAGACTTTTGAAGTCCTCCTATAAGAGTCGGGGCTGTGGTGTAGTTAAAGAGATTAACTACTGAA